GACCATGCCACCACCGAACCGGCCGACTTGGTCGAGAGGAATGACTGCTTCAGGCCCTGCCTCGCCGATCAGGCCGAGGGTCGGGCGCGTCACGATCCCCCCGTCGGCGAATTGTGGGATCTCGGGGATGCGGAACTCTTTATTTCCGAGAGGGCCGAGCCAGCCAGGGGTGGAGAAACCGAAGCCGCCGAGGGTTGAGTTCCAGGCCGTAGCGATAGCGGAAAAGATCAGGTCCGCGGCCGTCAGGAGCGGATCGAAGAACGCTCCGAGGACATCGCCGACCTTGCTCGAGTATTCGTTCCAGGTATCGAAGATGGTTACCGCTACGTCGGCGATCGTTGTCGCGACACTCCAGGCCGTCTCGGCCAGAGTCTGGAAAATCGGAAGAACAAAATCCGTGATATAGGCCCAGTAGAGCTGGAATCCGTCGACGATGGTATCGACGGCGGTGCGGAAGAAACCGAAGTTTTCGTAGGCGTAAACGGCTCCAGCCGCGAGGGCTGCGATAGCGGCCACGACCAGGACGACAGGCGACAGGAGCGCAGCGATAGCGCCGACGAGGGACCAGATAGCGCCAGCGAGCACGACGCCAAGAACGACGGCCACGGCCGCCACGATCGGCTTGTTTCGTTTCATCCAATCCGTAACCGGCTGGAGTTTCTCGCGCAGCAGCTCGGCAGCGCCGGCGAGGCCGTCCTCGGAGAAAGCGGCCGTTAGGTCTTCGATGAAGCCGACGACCTTCTCGACGATCGGCATGAGCTTCGCGAAGCCGCGGTTTTTCAGGATGTTTATGCGGTCCTGGAGGGTGAGCATCGCGTCGGATTGCTCGTCGACGAGGCCGGTGCCTTCGCCCAGGAGGCCGGAGAAGTTCTCGAGGTCGAGGTTCCCGGTACGGATCGCCGAGCTAAGCCGCTGCGCTCCCTCGGCCCCGAACGCTTGGGTAGCCAGGTTTAGGGCTTCGGTGTCGCTGCTGGCGTTCTTGATTGCTGCGACGGTGTCCTCGAGGGCCTTTCGAGGGTCGCCTCCGAGTTCGGCGATGTTGCGGCTAAAGGCGTTCAGGCCGGGAGCGATACGGGTGACCTCGACGCCGCCCTGGGCTAGCTGGCCCATAAGCGCCGTGGTTTCTTCGAGGCTGAAGCCCATGTTTGCGAACACGGGGCCGAACGTTTCGACGTTCGAGAGAAGCGTTTCCATCGGCCGGCCGGTGGCCTGGGCGATGCGGAGAAGGTCGCCGAGGGCCTCGTCGGCGTCGCCGGCGTCCTCGCCGAACTGGGTAAGGGCCGAGTCGACCTGGCTAATAGCGGCTGATGCGTCGACGCCGGCCGCCCTCGAGAAGTCGAGAAAGAGCTCTGTCTGGGCTTCGAGTTCGGAGCCGGTAAGGCCGAAGGCGGTGTTTACGTCGGCCAGGGCGGCGGAAACCTCGTCGAAGCTCTGCGGAACGTCCATCGCTACCTGGCGGGCGTTCTCGATCAGGGCATCTAGGGCCTCTCCGGAGGCTCCTGTGCCCTGGATGATGTTATTCCTCATCGTTTCCATCTCGTTAAAGACAGAAACGCCGAGAGCGCCTACAGCGCCAACCACGCCAGCGAACGCGACGCCGGCCTTCCTCGAGAAGTCGCCGACAGAGTCGGAGGCCTTCTTCATTCCCTTACGGAACTTCTCCGTGTCGGAAAGGATCGCTACCTTAATGACTGAGTCGGCCATGAGTTGATCCTAGAAGATCCGGTTCACGAGGGCTTTGACCTCGTCCTGGTACGCCTTCGCGACTTCTTCCCGGCGCTCGTCCAGGGCGTCGTACATGAACGGGTTCGGCCTGATGAAGACATGTCTCGCTGCCCAGCCGAAGTGGATGGGACCCGCGTATTGGACGCCGGTGCGGAAGTTTTTCGCTCGGTTGCCGGCCTCGATACGCGCAAGCGTGTTGTACGCCTTCGGCTTAATCGACCGTTTCAGCTTGCCGGTACGAACCGGAACCTTCGTTTTGGCGACGCCGGCGACATCGTCGGCGATCTCCTGGTGCAGGTCTTTAAACTGCGTGACATCCTCGCCGGCCTTCCGCATCTTCGCCCGAAGCTCACGGTTCCCCTCGATCTTGAAGCCCTCGGTCATCGGCGGCGGCGGTTCGCTTTCTTCTGAGCTTTCGCACGTTCGTCGAGGACGGCGTAGAGCGCTCGGATAATCGGGATAGGTGCGTTGAGGAGTTCGCTGATCGGCTGGCCTGTCTCCACGGCCAGTACCGCTACGGTGTAGGCGGCTCCTCGACGGCTAAAGGGGTTTTCGAGTCGTCTTCGACCTCGATGTTTACGATCTGCGGCCAGAACTTCTCGAACGGTGGCACGGTTTCGCCGGACTTACGCCGGCACTCCCACGCAAGCCAAGAGAGATATTCGAGGCGCATCGTTTGGATGGCTGCGAGTCCGGACTCAATCTTGGAGCCGTAATACTGCTCCATTGCGAGGATGGTGCCGGCGTTCGGTCGTGCTGTAAAGCTCTCGCCGCTCTCCAGCGTTACAGTTAGTGCGGCGTCAAACATCAGCTTGTAACCGTGGTGACTGCGCCGGTCATCGGCCAGGTAACGGAGATGGTGGACAGGTCGCCGACCGCGCCATCGACGAAGGGCAGCTCGGTAACCAGTACGTCGACGGACTTCTTCGGGTTGTCGGTGCCGACTGCGGAGCTGGTCGGCGTAAACGTAACCGTAGTGACGGTGCCGAGAAGCGAGTCGAGCGTGGCGTACGTTTCCGAGGCGGCGAACGACTGGTGAAGCTCGAGGCTGATCGAACCGGAGCCGAGGCCGGCGATCATGGTGACTCGCGAGTCCCCCATAGCCGTTGTCTCCAATTCTGCGAATTGCTCCGACCACGTTCCGGACGTAACGAACGAACTAATATCGACGCTGTTGACCGTAATCGCGAGGTCGTTGTTCATGTAGGGCATGGCCTAACCCTCTTCCTTTTCTGCCTTAGCGGCTTTGGTTTTCTGTTCGGCCAGGTGGCCGCCCTTAATGAGTGCGTCAATATTGACGCCGTGCAGCTCGTCGGCCTCGACCGTCGAGCCTTTTTCTCGGCCGGCGAGCCGGTCAGAGAGAACTTTGTAGATCATCGGGCATATACCTCGACTTGGTAGCGGACGCCGACAAACTGGCTATCTGCGAACTGTACCATCCCCATGTCCGAGGCCGATGACACCTGGAGCGTTAGGCACGCTCCGCCGAGGGTTGGGTCGGCCTCGAGGACGGCCTGCACCGAACCGGAGCCGGTAATCAGGCCGTCGAGCTTCTCCTGGTTGTACTGCTCGGCGTACTGCTGAACGGCGGCGATTACCTCGAAGCGAAACCGGGTTAGAGCGCCGGCCGTCCCGTCCATCGACTGATGGTAATCGGCGACGGGTCGGGCCGGAATCACGATCGCCGAGGGTGGCGTAATCCTGGACGGGGTCGAGGCGTAGACGGTTACGAACGTGTCGATTGTGTCGAGGGCGTCGGCGAGCCCTTGCCGGATCGCGCCGTAATCAGCCACTAGGCGACGCCGATCTTCTTGTACTGCTGGAGAAGTGCGGAAACGTCCGGATCGGTGCGGCTAATACGCATCGGTCCCCAGTCGCTCCAGCCGGCCTCGAAGCCAAGCGGTGACGCTTTCCGCTGGTACAGGCGAGCGGCGAGGATCAGGGCGGCCTGCTGGACGCCGTAGGGCACGCCTTCGGTGTTACGGACGCCGTAAGCCGCCGTCACCTGAACGCTTGCGCGTTCGTTCGTGAACACGGGGAAGACGCCGTTAAGCCGGCGAATCTTAAAGTACGGCGACGAGTTCAGCGGCTCGACCTGGTAATCGCCGGCCTCGAGGGTGGTGTCGAAGGTGCCATCGTTCGAGGTATCTAGGGCGACGATCATGCCGGTAAGCGTGTTTACCTGGTCGATGTTCACGACGTACCGGCTGAACGGAATGTAAGTCCGTGCTTCGGTAACCGTGTTGAACGTAGTCCCGGTGTACCCGTCGACGAGGTCCTCGGCGGCGTTCACGGCCGCCTCGAGAGCCGTGTCCTCGGCGGTTACGGATTCGTCGATGCCCAGGTAAGCCTTAACGAGGCTGATCGTGGTGTAAGCCACGGCTAACGCTTCTTCGAGGCCTTCTTAGCGGCCTTCTTGGGCTTCGGAGCTTCTTCGGCGGTCTTAGGTGCCGGAGCCGGCTTCGGAGCGTCTGCGGGCTTCTGAATGCGGCTAGCGGCTTGCTTTTCCCAGAGGGTCGACATCGTTTCCGTTCCTAGCTAGTGAAGGGTGCCCCTGACCGGGCGCTGGAGATTAACTCCCGGCCAGGGGCGGACCCGTTTCCCAGAGGGATTACAGGGTGGCTGCGAGGAGCGTGCCCTGGATGACCGAGACGGCCTTGGGGTTACGGACGCCGGCGGCGGCGTAACCGTACATGACCATCGAGGCCTGGAGGTTCGCCATGTTGGCGTCGTAACGGACCATCTGCGGCGTTCCGCCGTTCTCCTCGAAGAGGAGGAACTCGCGGGTGTTCAGGACGATGATGCGGTCCTCGTCGGTGCCGGTGCCCAGGTTCGTCGGGATGTTGCCGTCGACCAGGACGGGGATGCCGGCGACCGAGAACGACGGAGCGCCGTAGTCGCTGAACTGGCCGGTGCCGATGACGTTCTGCGCCGTGGTGACGGTCGGCTGGAAGATCGGGCGGTTGCTCGAGTCCAGGCCGCCGGCCAGGTAGGCCGCACGACGGGGGTGCATAACGATCAGGTCCGGACCCTGGAAGTAGTTCGACTGAACGTTTCCGATGGCCTTGATGATCTGCACGTACGTCTCGGCCGCGGTCGGCGAGGCGTCGTCGACATCGATGTCGTCGATTCCCGAGGTGTTGAGCACGCCGGTCGGCTGGCCGGAGGAGCCGGAGCCGTTGATGAGCATGTTATCGAGGGTGGTGGCGTAGCTGGAGGCCATGTCCTCGACCAGCACCTCGTCGACGTTCGAGCCGCGCTCGAGGGCCTGGAGGCTGAGCACCTGGGCCGACGAAACGGTGAACACGTTCATCGTGAGGAGCGTGTCGTCGAGGGTGGTGTCGCTGGCTGCATCCCCCTCGGCCGCTTGGACCGTGGCGGTCGTGGACGTTGTAACCCTCGAGAGATTTACGGACATCCCGTCGGCCGGGAGGTTCAGGCTGCGGACGGCGTTCGCAAACGGGCGACCAGCCTTCGCGAAGGCGCTGTACTGGTCGACCAGGTACTGCGGGACGACGAGGCCGGCGTAGTTGCTGGTGCTACCGGCACGCTCTTCGAGTTCGACCTCGCCGGCGTGACGGGCGAGGCGCTGCTGGGCACCTGCGTCGCCGTAACGGTTCGCGGCGACGATGTCCTGGAAGAACGAGTGCTTAGAGCGAGGCTCGTAGGTCCGGACTTCGTCGGTCACTCGGACGACGCCGGCGGCGGAGCGCTGCTCGGGCTGGTCGTCGTCGGCCTGGATCTCGGCGCGCAGCTTCGCGGCCTCGAGCGCCTTGACCTGGACCTCGCGCAGCTCGGAGATCCGAGCGTCGAGTTCGTCGGCTCGGGTCTTGAGTTCGCCGAGGGATGCATCTTCGGTGGGTTCCAGGTCACGGCCCTCGCTCGCGGCGCGCTCGAGGATTCCCTCGACGGTTTCCGAAAGCTCGGCTCGTTCCTGGACCAGCTTGTTAAGCAGGTTCACGGTTTTACCTTCGTGTCTAGGTGGGTGGTTTCTTTCGGGTGCCGGCGAGGTGCTTTTTACGGCGGCGTCGACGGCGGCGCGATTCGGTGAGGTTACCACACGGTAACCAGAGGCGGTGGAACGCTCTAGCTTTTCGGTTTCTCGCTCGGCCCATCGGGCGGCGGCCATAACGTCGCCAGAGATCGAGCCACCCCAGAGGAGCCACGCCGTTTGGCCGGCTGTAGGGCGAGGACTATCGCCGGCGAGGAAGGCGCGAGCTGAAGGGCTCTCCAGGTCGGGGCGGTGTCGTGCGAACCAGGGAGCCATGAGCCGGAGCTTTTCGTGCGGAACGGTGCCGGCCGCCATGCGTC